CCCCGTTTATTTATTAGTATCCCGCAACCTTCTTCTGGATAAACACTAATTAGATGCTCTAATATTTCTTTATCTTTGTTTAGCACCCGGGAATCCTCCAAAAGGTAAAGGTTGTTTAGTCTTATCTACAGCTACTCCGCCAGTAATAGTTGAGTGTATCTTTGATTGAAACCTTAAAGAGCAGGAAGTTACTTTCTTACCACAAATATCTCCAGAAGTCCAGTAAGCTCCTTCTATAAAACTAAACGCATTCGGTGAGATAGTAGTATTTGCTGTTGCGTATCTTTTTGCTCTCCATAGAGCGCCAGCAGTCGATAGTATATAAGTGTTATGCCCCACTTGCCTGTAGGTATACGCTGGATTAGTAGTTCCGAAAGATACTTCGGTAGTGTATACCCTAACTCTTCTCCAGTAAAATTTATCAGAATCAGAAGGCTGAGTAGGGTTGGAAGCTTGGTCTCTTACTGCCTGCCAATAATTAGTTGCTGCAACAGAGGTAGTACTTCCATCTTGATTAACTCTATCTATGTTAGTAGAAGTACTGTAATAAGCCCCTTTTGTTACGCTAGATCCTACAGTAGAGAAAGATATTGTTATTGGAACTATATACTCATCATATTCATTCATATATATAGCATCTCCCCCTGCAGTAGTACCTTCACCCAAAGTTTCGGACTTCCAAGTGCAGCCTCCGCGAGGAGAAGAATTATTCACCCCTTTATACTTCCAAGGGCAAGCTCCTCCTACTACGATTCTTCTAGGTAACATAATTCCTGCTAAATCAAAAGGTGCCGCCAGTTCAAAAGTTGCTGATATAATAGTTTTAGACTTTAACCTATCAATAACATATACTATTTTTGGGAATTCTACGGGAGGATTCCCTGCGCCGGAATCGTTAGACTCTCCCACTAAGTATTTTTTAAGAGTAGTTCTTCTAGTAAGTCTTTTTCCTATAAGGTCTTGAAAGTCTAAGCCTCCGATAGCATCTTTAAATACGCTCTCAATATTTGCTACTGTTATCTCGGGACGAGAATAAGCTCCGTCGCTAGAGATATCGAATCCGTCTGCTTCAAGTGGCAGAGCTTCATAAGTTTGAACGGCTCCTGCAGAATCTCGAAATTGTAGCTCTGTTAAGTCATCGTCTAAACCCGCGAAGAAGTGTGCAAAACTACCCGAAGAATATTCTAGGTCATACAATACTACTAGTTCCGAACCAGGATCTTGTAGCTGTACTGTTTTTATGATGTCGCTCATGCTTCATATACTCTTCTAAGTGTTGCGGTACAGGAACCAATATTTAAATTATAGTATACTTGATTATAATCTTCGCAGACTACTTTCACGGTTGTTTCATCTCCAACACCGTCTGGGTCAGGAATAGTGAAATCAAAGGAAGTAGTACCTCCTTTAGAGTCTAGAAAGTCTACAATATCATCTATTTCTTGTGTAGGGCGATTATTAAAAGATACGTTAAAATTTTGCATAAGAGTGTTGATACCCTCTTTTAATCTTTGTTCATATCCATCCCCAAAAGAAACTTTTAGTACTCTTGGTTTTGTTTTCTTCGAGAAATTTCTGTCTGGAGTTACAAAGCCAGAAGCTCCGCCTACATTAATACCAATTGTCATTATGCTGCTCCATAAGGGCTAAGAATCCCGCCTGGCCGCTTCTGGCGTTGTAGCTCTTCTTGTACGGCACCAGCAATAAGTTTACCCATATTGGCCCCCATTTGCCCATCACTATTAGACTGTGATTGTGAGTTGCCTTGCCCGTCCATAGACACGTTCACAGTAACATTGTTATTTTGTCCCATACCGGAGCCCATATTCACTGGAATAGCTTTGCCATCTGGAAGAGGTACTACTGCTTCGTTCATTTTCCCTTCACCTACAAGTCCGACAGTGGGCCGTTTTACGATACCCCCGTTAGCATATCCAGTAACTCCTCCAGGCATAATACCCCCAGCAGCGGCCCCGAAGATGCCTGCAAATAGACCGCCTAAGCCTCCGCCTCCGCCTCCAAATAGTCCACCTAGTAAATCTGGAAGACCTTTAAAAAGTCCCATTAAGCCTTCTCCGAAACTTCCAAAAAGATTTCCCATTTTCTCCAAAAAACCTCCTTCAGAGTTCTTATCGAATACAGCTCCGAAATCGTTAATAAACTGGCTAAATATTCCTCCAGAACGACCGCTGCCAGAAGCTCCTACAGTTACTGTCCCTGCTGCTTTACCCTTAAGTTCCTCAGTACTAACAGTGGTAGTTTTCTTTCTACCCAATATTTTTTCCCAGAAACCTTTTTTATCTGCGGAAGGCGATACAGCTGAAGTCAGATTAGGTGTAGTGCCTGCAGCAGGCGGTGCCGTTATATCCGTAGCTGAAGAAGAAGCTGTAGTGGTTTTAACACCAAATACTTCTGCAATATGATTACCTGCAGCTACTATACTGTCGAACATTCTTTGGGGCAAAGTTACATTCTCAAAAACTTCTTTGATTTTTTCATCTACAGTTTTTCCTCTTGGTTTAATAAGATTAATAATACTAGTAGTCATTTGTTTTGCTAAAGTATCCGCTACGTTAGTAAGAACCCCTTTAGTTATATTAAGGGCAAAATCCTTGAAACTTTTCTCTGTACCCTTTATAAGGGCAGCTATTCCCGACTGAAGGTTACTTTCAAAAGCCTGAAAAGCATTATCTGCTAGTTCTTTCATAGCCACTGATTGTCTTTGTATAATATCTAACTCTACTGTTTTTAATGCAATGGACTGTTCTAAAGTACCAAGTTGATTTTTTCTAGTAGTATCTATTGCTAGCTCAGAATCTAGTATTTGTTTCTTTCCTGCTTCATCTGCTGCTTGGTACTCTAAAAGTTTACCAGAATCATTAAGTACTGCCCTTATCAAGTTTTTTATTTTATTTTGGTCGGACACTATTTGAGACTTTTTATTAGAAATATCTTTTTCTAAACCGAGTTGTTCTTTTTGTAGGTTAGTAGCTCCTAATAAACCTCTTGTGTACTTTACATTTAAGGAATTTAAGGTGCTTGCGAGTTTTGTTTCCTCTCTAGTTATAGCTTGTATAGTAGGAATAGTTTCCTTTAATGTTTCTAATCTTTTTTGTTGGGCGGCATCTAGAAATGTTTGCTGTTTTTTTAAGTCTTCAAGAGATTTAAGCTCACTTTTTAGCGCCCCAAGAACTCTTTGTGATTCCGTGTCTGGATAAAAACTATTGAAGTAATCTGCAGTGCTTTTTTCATTAGCACTTCTCTGTCTTTCGGCGTCTTGTATAGCAGCGCCTAAACCTCTAAAAGCTTTACGAGCCGATAATAAATTATCAATAGATGCTTGAGTACCATCGAAATCTTTTATAGCTTCTAAAAAGTTTATAACTGCCGGAGTACCTGCTAAAGCAGTAAAAGATAAATCTTCTAGTTCTTTCTTTTCCTGCAGTATTCTAGTCCCAAAAGCTTTTAAAGGCCCCTCTCCTTCTGCAAGAACTTGAAAAAGATTCTGTGAAAGACTTGTTACTCTTGTAAATTCTTCCTGGGCCTTTTCAAGTTCTTGACTTAGACTCGCTGTAAAAGAAAATCCTTTAGTTAGAGTAGCCTTTTTTTGAATTTCGAGAAGTTCATTTATCCGCTCAAACAAAGGTAAAGCTTTTTCCTCTTGTTCTTCTAGATTGGCGGTTAAAGTTCTCTGGGCGTTTGCTATATCAAGAATAGTCTTTTTAGTTAGTTTTCCTTCGTCCTGAATAGCCCCAAAAAGCTCAGATTCTGGGATATTGTTTAAAACATTGGCGAAGTTCATAAGAACTCTAGAGGTCTGTTGAGTTTCTTCGTATAGAATATTCTGAACTTTTGCAAACTGAGTAATCTCTGCTGAAGCAGATTTAACTTTTTCGGATAATCTATCCGTAACAGAAATAGCTTCTTCAGTTGCCTCTTTTGTTTTGAAGAAAGAATATACTAGCCCACCCAATACTGCTATTAAAGCCACCCAAGATAAAACACTTAAAGCTGTCGCAATAAAACCTCCAAGAGCTGCTGCTCCAGTTGCTAGAGTAGCGAACATTCCTGTACCAGCTACTGCAATCCCAAAGAAAGTTATTTTTGCTTTTGCGCCTAGAATACCAAAATCAGCTGCCATTTTATCTGTACCAGCTTTATTAATAAGAATCATTTGGTCTATGGTTTTTATGAGGTCAGCTCGGATCTGAGCATTCATAGTTTTATAAACGCCTAATTGTTTAACGGCTTGTCGTTTTATAGATTGAAGTTGCTTAGTCTCCACATTCTTTTGGTCTCTCAGTCTATTTAACAGAGATCTTTTATTAATTACTGTTGTTTTTTCTATTGTCTTTATTTGTTCGGAAGCAGTATGTCTTATTTGTTTAAGTCTTTCCTTAGAGTCCATAGACATAAGAGATTTTTGTTCTAGGTCTCCTAACTTTTGAGCGGCGGTTGCTCCAAGATTTTCTGCAGACTTAGATAACCCGTTTAAAACATCTCCGAACTTACTTAAATTTGGTAGTAAGGTCTGTATTAAAGTTCCGGCAAAGGGGGCAAAGGCTAGAGCTATTAAACTTGGGAATTCTTTTAAAAGTTCTACTATAGGGCCGGCTATAACTACGGCAAATTCTTTTATTTTTAGTACTATATCATCGAAAGATTTAGCTAACTGAGCAAACTGATTAGGAGAGTTTCCTACAACATCTAAAACTCTTGAGTACTTATTTTCTACTTGACTTAAAACTTCTGCTGTTACAGCTTGGCTTCTTTGAAACTGGGTTAGTTCCCCTTGAATGTTTAAAGATCTTTTGTACTCTTCTGTGGCTGTTTTTAACCTAAGAACAATACCTAATTCATCAAGAAGTTCAGGCTCTGCTTTGGTTACACCTCTAACTAATCGATTGAAAGAATCCGTAAGGTCTCTGCCAAGTATCTGAGATACGTCTGCTGCTGCTTTACCTAATTTAGTAACTTGCTCAGCATTAAGGCCTGAAGCTAACCCTATAGAAGCTGCTTGAGCCGCGTCAGTAAAAGAGATTTGAGCGTTTGTAGCCTCAATAATATTTTGAGTAAGCTGCTTAGTAGATTGTCCCGTAGCAGAGAAATAAGCTTGTTGTCCTGCCTTTAGTTGTTCTAAACTACCAGCATCTTTCAAGAACAGGAAGGCCGCGGATACCGCGAAAACTTGAGCTGCTAGAGTAGCATAAGCGGGTACTAGACCACCTTGAATAATCCCTGCTTGTTTACTGAAATTTTTACTCCCAGCACTCGCAGTTTGTGCAGTACCTTTTATGGCTTTTTGTGCACGACGGGAGCCTGCTGCAGCGTTATCCATACTCGCACCGAGCTTTTTAGCGCTCTTTTCTGTAAGGCGCATAGTGCCGTTGTCGTCTACAATAATACTTACTTTTACTTCTTTAGCCATTATCCTTGCACATTATGGGTGTACTGTTTTCCACCGCTTTTGGCTTTACGTTCTTCAGCCTTTCTCTTCTTTTCCATTTTTTCGTTCAATTGCTGAACTCTAAAATACTCGATTCTCGAAATAAAGAATACTACAGTCTTCTTATCTTCTATACCAAACAGGTTCAAGAAAAAATCTATGCTAGACCATTCTTTGCCCATGTAACTTCCGGACATACCTTCCCATCTATCAGGCATATAGTTAAAAATTAAAAAAGCATACTGAACGTCTTCAGGGAAAACGTCCATAGATACAGGCATTCTGGCAGGATCTGGCTCTGTTCCGAGTTGCTCG